TTTGGATGGGTCACGAACATAAAGGAGATAATAATGTTACAAGCACTGATAGGTCCAGTAACAGGTCTACTGGATAAATTTATACCAGACGCAGATCAAAAAGCAAAACTCGCCCACGAGATAGCTACTATGTCTGAAAAACATGCCCAAGAGGCACTACTTGCTCAGTTAGAAATAAACAAGGCAGAAGCTGCAAGTGGTTCTATATTCAAGGGCGGCTGGCGACCCGCTGTTGGGTGGGTCTGTGCGATTGCTTTTGCCTATCATTTTATAGTAAAAGATCTAATTATATTTGGTGCATCGTTTGCTGGTGCAGAACTTCCAGAGCTACCAGAATTCGATATGGGTACACTTTTAACTGTTCTCGGTGGCATGCTAGGAATCGGAGGACTTAGGACATATGAAAAGCAAAAAGGTTTAACTAAATGATGTGGTTTTACTTGTCACTTTTCAAATTCTTCAATAAGATAGGTAATTATTACTATAAGCTTCACGTTAAGGAGGTTAGACGTGCCCAAGGACGATGAAATATGTTTTATACATAAAATTGCTTATACTAAAACTATTAGTGAAGAGCCTATTCCGTTTGCTGGTATGACAAAATTTATAACCTATAAATGTCCAATGTGCGTTATGCCAATAGAAAGAACAGTTTATGCCACTGACAAGTAAAGGCAAAAAGATTATGAAAGCCATGAAAAAGCAGTATGGCAAAAAAGCAGAAGAAGTATTTTATGCTAGTAAAAACAAGGGAGTAATTAAAGGTGTTGACAAAACAAAAAAAACAAAAAGTAAAAAAAGTAATAAAAGGTCTAAATAAAGCTAGTAAAACACACGCTGCACAAGCTAAAACATTAAAAAGCATGATAAATGGCAAAAAAAAGAAAAGATCCTAAAGTCGGCACTGGTAAAAAACCAAAAGGAACTGGTAGGAGGTTATATACAGATGAAAATCCTAAAGACACTGTCAGAATTAAATATGCGACTGTGGCAGATGCTAGGGCAACTGCTGCAAAAGTTAAAAGAATTAGCAAACCCTATGCTCGTAAAATTCAAATCCTCACAGTCATGGAGCAAAGAGCCAAAGTTGCAGGAAAAAATGAACAAGCTAGAATTGCTAAAAAAGCAAAAGAAACCCTCAAAAAAAGGAGAGAAAAAAAATGAAAAACAAAAAAGGCCTCGTGGGCGACCAAGAAAAAATTGATGTGGCAGCACCCTTTGGTGAGATTACAGGTGCTGATTTTTCAAAACTTAGAAAAATGCAAACTGGTGGTGCTACAGATATGGAAAAAGATCCACGTTACAAAATGTTAATGGATAAGCTTGATAGTGCAAGGGACAAAGGCGATACAGATGCAATCAGAGAAATAGAGTCTGATTTAGCTAAAGAATTTGGTGTTGGCATGATGGATGGTGGCTCAATAGATGAGAAAATGAAATATGGTGGTGGTGGAGACATCATGATCAAGACTGTTGAAATATCAATGAAAGTTCCAGAAAAACAAAAAAGAGGAACTGGAGCAGCAATGTCTGGTACTAAGTTTAGCGGCACTTACTAATACATGTCGGAACTTATATGTAACTTACCATCAGTAGATGTTTACGTCCGCAGAGAGTATTTGAGAGATCTTGAAGATGGACATGGTGAATTTGTAAAAGGCGTTTGGGTTACTGCTAAGTCTATTCCTGGCAGAGCTTTCTATTTTGAAACATTTTTACCAGAATATGGTGCTTTGTATGATAAACTTCCTATCTCTGCATTTGTTTCAAGTCCAAAAACTCCCAAACCAGATCTTAGTCTACCTAACTTACAGTTTTGGAATTGTATGGATTATGGCGTAACTTCTATTACTAAACAATTTATAGGATCAATGGACTTTGAAATTCTTACGAGAGATCAAGGGGTTATGCACGGATCTTATATTTGTACGTTAGATAATTATCATCCAGATTCAGATAATATTGATTATAGCACAAGTGAAACTCCTGCTGAACATAAATCATTTAATTTACTTGAATTAGATAATGGACAGTATTGTTTGTATCCCAACAATAGAATGAGAGTATATGATAATTCTTTAACTCCTAAAGAGCCTAAGATGCCAGATTTCAAGGTAAGCACTGAATATTATCAAGTTGAAAACGGAAATGAGTATAGACTAGGTGATACTGATGAGTATTTCTGGAAAGAAAAAAAATAATGGATATAGTTGACTTTTCACAAAAATTGTACAAAAGATTAAAAGAACGTGAAGACGACATCGTCTTAACGCTGACAACTGGTGCTGTATCTAATCATGAACAGTACAAGCAGCTAGTAGGTGAGTTACAAGGACTCTCATATACTAAAGATCAAATTAAGTCCTTGCTGGAAGGAAAAATTGATGACGAAGACATTATACGTACCTGAGTATCTAAAAAATCAATTAGAGAAAAATAAACCCCAAACAGACGATCTTAAACTTAAAGAAAGACTACCTCAACCAACTGGTTGGAGGATCTTGGTTATGCCTTACAAAGGGCGTGAAAAAACAGATGGTGGTATTCATTTGCCAGATGCAGTTAGAGATCGTGAAGCGTTAGCTACAGTTGTAGCTTATGTCCTTAAAGTTGGACCTCTTGCTTATAAAGATCAAGATAAATTTGGAGATGGAGAACCTTGGTGTAAAGAAGGTGATTGGATTTGTATTGGTCGATATTCTGGATCTAGATTCAGAATAGAAGGCGGAGAAGTAAGAATAATCAACGATGACGAAGTTATTGCGACTATCGTTGATCCAGAAGACATTCAACATATTTAAGGAGATATTATGGCTACTATAGAAAAAAATGAAGTTAAACAAGAAGAAAATGTTTCACGTGAAACAATTGAAGATAAACCAGTGGAAGTAGAACTACCTCTAGGTCTTGACGAAAAAGATAAAAAGTCCGAGGAAACTACTGAAACCAAAGAAGAAAAAAAAGAAGACGAAGTAACAGAATACAGTAAAAAGGTTCAAACAAGAATAAACCAAATTACTGATCGTTACAGAAAAGAACAAAGAGATAAAGAGGAAGCTGTACGTTTAGCTCAAACGTTAAAAGATCAAAATGAAAAACTTCAAACTCAAATATCAAATTTAGACAAAGGTTATATATCTGAGTACGGCACAAGGATTGAGTCTCAGCTTGCTTCTGCTTCTGACGCACTTAAAAAAGCATATGAAGTAAATGATACTGACGCAATAGTTAAAGCACAGCAAGCAATTGCTAAAGCAACAATTGAGCAAGAGAGGCATAGAATAGCTAAAGAAAGACAAGAGCAAAATGTTTCACGTGAAACATCTCAGCCTCAAACTATTCAACAACCACAACAACCCGTTCAACAAGAGCCAGATCCAAAGGCAAAAGCATGGGCAGAAAAGAACACTTGGTTTGGTGAAAACGAGGAAATGACTTATCTTGCTTTAGGCTTAGATAAAAAATTAGTACAAGAAGGATTTGACTTAGGAAGTGATGAGTACTATTCTGAGTTAGATAAACGAATTAGGACAAGATTTCCTGAAGAGTTTAAACAAGAAACGAGTGGTGTTAACAGAGTCGCCCCTGCTGATAGCACCGCATCTCGCAGTAATTCAAAGGGACGCAGGACTGTGAAGTTGTCGCCATCACAAGTTGCGATGGCAAAAAGACTGAATGTTCCGCTAGAAGAATATGCTAAATATGTAAAAGAGTAGGATATAACATGACAGACAGAACAACTCCACGATCAGACACTACACGTGCTAAAACAGCACGCAGAAAGCCATGGGCACCACCTAGTAAGTTGGATGCACCGAAGCCAAAAGATGGATTCAAACATCGTTGGATTAGAACTCATTTAAGAGGAGATGACGATCAAATGAACGTTCATCAGAGACTTAGAGAAGGTTATGAACCAGTGAGATCAGATGAATATCCAGATCAACAATTTGCTTCGGTTGAAGAAGGTAAGCATGAGGGTGTTATTGGTAATGGTGGGTTAATGCTCGCCAGAATACCTGAAGAGACAGTTGAAGAGAGAACTGAATACTTTCGGGATCAGACCCGCAATCAAATGACTGCCGTAGATCAGGACTTAATGAAGGAACAACATCCTTCGATGCCTATTGAGAAAAGTAGGCGTAGTCAAGTAACTTTTGGAAAGGAATAACTCCTTTTCATAACTTTATAAGGAGCTATAAATGGCAAATGCAGATTTAAAATTTGGATTGAAGCCGATTAATGCTATTGGGGGTACATTCCCTGGTGGTACAAATCAGTATTTCATTGCTAGTGATGCATCAGCTATTTTCCAAGGCTCTCCTGTTCAAGCAGAGTTAACTGGTGGCACAGTGCAAGTATTAGGCAACGCCACTGGAGATACAAAGCAGATTTTAGGAGTTTTTGCTGGGTGTGAATATGTTGACAACACTACAAAGAAATTAAAATTTTCCAATACGTGGCCAGGATCTGGTTCAGCGGATACAAATTTTGATATTAAAGCTTTCGTATATGACAATCCAATGCAAAGGTTTGTTATATGTTCTGATGGTACTAATACCAACAGAGCAACTGCAAAAGCTGACATTTTCAAAACTGCTGAGATAGAAAATGCTACAAGCGGAAATACAACAACTGGTATATCAACCGCACAGATTGATATTTCTACTGCTGAAGATTCCGATCCATCAAATCCTTTGATGATCGTTGGAATACAAGAGGACGTAGAAAATGAAGATCATTCTGCTGCTGGTGTTAAATATATCGTAAAAATTAACAATCATGTCTTCTTCAGTTCTGTTGGAGATGCTGATGCAGCTATATCATAAGGAGGCTTAATTATGGCGATATCTAGAGCTCAACTAGCCAAAGAATTAGAGCCAGGGTTAAATGCTCTCTTTGGTATGGAATTCGCAAGGTATGAAAACCAACATGCGGAAATTTTTACAACTGAGTCTTCAGACAGATCATTTGAAGAAGAAGTAATGCTCTCAGGTTTTGGTGCAGCACCAGTGAAACAAGAGGGTTCTGGAGTATCATTTGATGATGCAAACGAATCATTCACTGCTCGTTACAACCATGAGACGATTGCTTTGGCATTCTCAATCACTGAAGAAGCAGTTGAGGACAACTTGTATGACAGATTGTCTTCAAGATACACTCGTGCATTAGCAAGATCTATGGCACACACAAAGCAGGTTAAGGCAGCTTCTGTTCTTAACAATGCTTTTGATAGCACAGTTACTGGTGGTGACGGAGTTGAATTATGTTCAACTGCACACCCAATTATAACTGGTGGTACTTTTGCTAATGAGCCATCAACTGATGCAGACTTGAACGAAACATCACTTGAAGATGCTTTAATCAGCATTGCAGGTTTTGTTGACGAGAGAGGTCTTAAAATTGCATTAACTGGTAGAAAACTTGTTATACCACGTCAATTGCAATTTGTTGCAGAAAGACTAATGGCATCAAATCTAAGAACTGCAACAGCAGATAATGACATTAACGCTATTAGATCCACTGGTATGTTACCAGAGGGTTACACAGTTAATGACTTTTTAACTGATACTGATGCATTCTTCATCTTAACAGATGCTCCAAGAGGGTTCATGCACTTTGAAAGAGTGCCATTAGCTACTCAAATGGAGGCAGATTTTGATACTGGCAACATGAGATTTAAAGCCAGAGAAAGATACAGTTTTGGATTCTCTGATCCAAGATGTGTCTTTGGATCAAAAGGTGCATAATTTAAATTCCTAATCCTCACCGAGTAGGAATGTAAGGAGCGGCTTTACAGTCGCTCTTTTTTTATGTTATAGTTTTTTAATACCTTGACGAAGAATTAACTTCGACATTGCCAAGACAAGGAGATTCACATGGCAACAACAACTTTTTCTGGTCCAGTCAGATCTATAGGCGGATTTACATCAGTAAGTAAAAACGCTACAACTGGAGCATTCACTACACAATCTAGTATTAGTTCAGCAGGTGTAACATCTTTTGATGCCAACACAATGGCTGTTGAAGCAGGCACTGGTATAACAACTGGTTCTGGAACTGTTTACAGAAGTTCTGTACAAAGAGTTGGTGGAATAATTACAACGAGAATTCTAATTGATTTAACTGGTTTAAGATCAACAGGATCTGGCGATATTATTGGTGTTAATGGAACATCATTAGTTTGTCACATTGGTCAAATTACAGCAGCTAGAAATGGCACAATCTTAACAGGTAGTATGGAATGTTTTGAAGCACCAGCAGGTGGTGATCCAGACATTAACGTGCATTCTGCTACAGAGGGCACAGGTGTTGAAGATGGAGCTATCGGTGATTTAACTGAGACATTATTGGTTGACGCTGGTGATGCAACACTTGGAAGTAAGGTTTACTTTACTGCTGTCCCAGCCGCTGACGAGTTTTTATACTTAACAACTGGTGCTGCTACAGATGCAGATTACACAGCAGGTAAGTTATTCATCGAGTTAATGGGTTACGAAGCTTAGTTAGGAGAGTGATATGGCAGGTCGTTCAGACGTACGAGCACTCACAGTTAGTGATGAAAATGCAGCAAGCACTACAAGAATAGCTGCTGCCGCTAGACCAACTGCAGCATTTACTTTAGCTAACACCGATCATGCGGGTGGAGCAGGAAGAAATGTAACAGTGACAACAACTGGCACTGGAGACAATGCTAAGACTGTCACTATTGTTGGTACAGATGTTTTTGGCAACGCTTTAACTGAAGTTATTACTTCAACAAGCTCTGCTGAAACAGTGGCAGGAACAAGTATATTTTTGTCGATATCTTCAGCCACTTGTTCAGCACAATATGCAGCAAACGTTTCTGTTGGTTCTGGATCACTATGCGGACAAGCTATCTTTGGTGGTAGAACAAGATTAAAAGGTTTTTCTGTAACATCTGGAGGTACTGCAGGTGATGTTGAATTTTTTGATGGAACACCAGAAGATGGCACAGTTCTGTTTAAATCTAGAACAATAGGCACTGCTAACACTGTGATTGATAGAAATATACCAGACGAGGGTGTGTTGTTTGCAAGTGGC